CAAATGTAATACCAGCAGTGTCCGCCAGCATTGGCGCTACAATCGTTGATGCTGCATGGGGTCCGGTCATGGAAGTAACAACCGTCGATTCGGAGAACGCACTTGCTTCCCGTTTTGGCAAACCAAACGCAAGCAACGCAACTAGCTGGTTCACCGCAGCCAATTTCTTAGCGTACTCAAATAACCTTCTTGTCGTTAGAACTAAGACCAACGGTCAACGAAATGCTCTAGCTGCTGTTAGTGGTTCGGTTGGTTCAGTCACAGTTAACTCTGGTGGCACTGGATATGCATCGGATGCAACTATTACGTTCAGTGCTCCCGCTGCTGGTGGTATAACTGCAACTGGAACGCCAGTCATCGCAGGTGGCGTTATAACAGAAATCACGATAACCAATCCAGGATATGGTTATTCTTCTGCCCCAAGCATCTCCGTTTCTTCCGGTGGTACTGCTAACTTCTCTGTGACATTGACTAGTAGCGCTGGTGTTGCGATCGATAACGAGACAGCTTACACAAATAATTTCTCAAATCCAACTCTGGCTCTGTATGGCGAGTTCGCTGCCAAGTATCCCGGTTCTTTGGGTAACTCTATTTCCGTGTCGATGGCTGACTCGTCTAGCTTCTCGACCTGGGATTATAAGGGTCTGTTCAATGAAGCGCCAGGAACTAGCTCTTACGCTGCGTCGGTTGGTGGTTCTTCAGACGAGTTACACATCGTTGTTGTTGACGACAACGGTCTCTGGACAGGAACTGCAGGCGCAATCCTGGAGAAGTTTGAGTATGTGTCTAAGGCATCAGATGCCAAGAAAGAAGACGGAACAACTGCTTACTATAAGACAGTTCTGAATGACCAGTCGAAGTATGTTTGGTGGATGGCACACCCAACTGCAGGAACCAACTGGGGATCTGCTGCGAATGGTATCACATTCGCTTCAACTACAGCAGTCACAAGAAACCTTTCCGGCGGCACTGACGATTTCTCCAGCACTGATGCTGAGAAGATTGCTGCATTCGAACTGTTTAATGCAGACGAACAGTATGACCTGAGCTTGATCATGTGCGGTAAGGCAAACGCAACAGTTGCTAACTACGTCGTACAAAGCGTTGCTGAGTTCCGTAAAGATGCAGTTGCTTTCGTTTCTCCTCAAGATAACTCCGATGGTTCGATTCTGATCGGTAACGATTCTTCGATCACCACCAAGCTGATCGCTTACAGAAATGCTCTGACAAGCAGCAGCTATATGGTCGTTGACTCCGGTTACAAGTATCAGTATGACCGTTACAATGACGCATACCGTTGGGTTCCTCTGAACGGAGATATCGCTGGACTGTGCGCTCGTACCGACGAGACAACTGATCCATGGTTCTCCCCAGCTGGTCTAAACCGTGGTCAGATCAAGAACGTTGTTCGCCTAGCTTACAACCCACGTAAGACAGATCGTGATAACCTGTACGTTGCTGGTATCAACCCAGTCGTGTCTTTCCCAGGTCAGGGTGTTGTTCTTTATGGCGACAAGACTGGTCTGAAGAAGCCTTCGGCATTCGATCGTATCAACGTTCGTCGACTGTTCATTGTTCTTGAGAAGGCAATCGCAACTGCTGCTAAGTATCAGCTGTTCGAATTCAACGATGGTTTCACTCGTGCTCAGTTCCGTAACATCGTGGAGCCATTCCTCCGTGACGTTAAGGGTCGTCGTGGCGTTACTGATTTCCGTGTTATCTGCGATGAGTCGAATAACACTGCTGAAGTTATTGACACCAACCGTTTCGTCGCTGACATTTATATCAAGCCTGCCCGTAGCATCAACTTTATTCAGTTGAACTTCATCGCCACCAGAACTGGCGCTGAGTTTAACGAAATCGCAGGTTAAGGCTAGATGCCCTGGAGGAAACTCCAGGGCAACGAACTAAATACTAAAAATTAAAGGATTCTAAAATGGCAGATATATCAGCGTTCAAAGCGCAAATGATTCAAGGCGGAGCTCGTGCCAACCAGTTCCGTGTTGAGATCACCTTCCCGGCAGTCGTTCCTAACGGCGCTCTTGCTGGTCAGAAACTACAATTCTTGGCTAAGTCTTCACAGTTGCCTGCATCAGCAGTGTCTGACGTTTCTGTGATGTATCGTGGTCGTCCTGTTCACTTCGCTGGCGAGCGAGAGTTTGCTCCCTGGTCAATCGAAGTGTATAACGACAACGACTTCGTAGTGCGTAATGCATTCGAAGCGTGGATCGATACAATCCAGAATTCCGAGAACACCAACGGTCTTCAGTCGCCTTCTCTGTATCAAGTAGACATGGCTGTGATTCAAACAGATCGCAATGACTTGGAAGTTAAGCGTTATGTGTTCAAGGATGCTTGGCCAACCGAAGTGGGCGCTATCTCTCTTGACTGGGAATCGAACAATCAGATCGAAACTTTCCCAGTGACGTTCCAGTATAACTTCTGGACTTCGCCTTCTTCTCAAGGCGCTCTTGGATAATTAAGGCTATCAAGTGGAAGTCAACGTATTTGGTTTTACAATTAAGCGAAAGAAGGATGCGGATCAACCGATTCCTTCTGTCGTTGCACCTAACAATGACGATGGTGCATATGTGGTTGGCGCAGACGGCGCAAGTCATTATGGATACGCTTACAATCCACTTGGAGAAGCGAAGACTGAAAATGATCTACTTCGGAGATACAGAGAAGTTGCTGCATTTCCTGAAGTAGATCAAGCTATAAATGACATCATCGACGAAGCTCTTGTATTCGACGATGAGAAATACCCTCTTGCTTTGGATCTGGAAGAATCTAAACTTCCAGATACCATCAAGAAAAAGATCACCACCGAGTTCGAAGAAATCCTGTCTTTACTTGAGTTCGACTCCCGTGGTTATGATTGGTTCCGTCACTGGTACACAGACGGAAAGGTTTATTTCCATGTACTGTTCGATAAAGAAAACTTCAAGGACGGTATAGCAGAAGTTCGTTGGATCGATCCACGAAAGATTAAGAAGATCAGAAACGTCAAGAAGGAAAAGCTACCTAATGGCGTTGAGATGATCAAGACTGTTGAAGAATACTACCTCTTCAATGATGCAGGTATCGACGATAAGACATCGCAAGGTGTTAAGCTGACATTGGATTCAGTTGTTTGTTGCACTAGCGGTATCGTTGATCCAAACAACGGGTTGATTCTTTCGCATCTACAGAAGGCAATTAAGCCAGCCAACCAATTGAAGATGGTTGAAGACGCATTGGTCATCTACAGAATGACTCGCGCACCGGAAAGAAGAATTTTCTACATTGACGTTGGTAATTTACCAAAGGGTAAAGCCGAGCAGTACGTCAATGAGATAATGAACAAGTTCAAGAACAAACTTGTTTATGACGCATCGACAGGAGAAATCGCTGATAGCAAGCGTCACATGTCGATGATGGAAGACTTCTGGATGCCTCGTAGAGAAGGCGGCAAGGGAACTGAGATTACCACTCTGAATGGCGGTCAGAACCTGTCGCAATTGGATGACGTAGAGTATTTCAAGCAGAAGCTGTTTAGATCGCTGAATGTACCAATGGGTAGACTAAACCCAGATCAATCATTCAGCCTCGGAAGAAGCAATGAAGTTTCACGTGAAGAAATCAAATTCCAGAAATTCATTGATAGACTCCGTTCCAGATTCAATTCTTTGTTCCTCGATCTACTGAAGGTTCAGTTGGTTGCCAAGGGAATCATAAAGATCGAAGAATGGGATGACCTAAAACAAAAGCTGGTGATTGACTATCACAGAGACAACCATTTCTCTGAACTCAAAGACATCGACGTTATGAATGGGAGACTTGCTGTTCTGCAGCAGTTGGATCCATTCGTCGGTAAATACTACTCGAAGACTTGGGTACAGAAGAACGTTCTTCGTTTGACTGAAGAAGAAATGGATGACATGAACGATGAGATTGGCGGCGAAGCTACGGACGGTACGTACGGTCCAACAGTAACGCCTGACATGAATGGAGCATGATATGAATGAAAATATACGAGGTTTGATTGACGCTATTGATTCCAGAAACAGTGAAGCAATCATGCAAACGTTTGATGACGTTATGAATCAGAAGATTGCTTCGGCAATTGAATTCAGAAGACAAGAAATCGCATCGTCACTATTTGGTGACGAGCAGATTGAAGAAGTCCCTGAAGAAGAACTTCCTGCAGAAGATACTGAGGAAGTAGTATCGGAACCTGAAGAGACAGAGTCGAATGAGTGACTACCAAGAACAAACTGAGACTCGCCTAATTGGCGATGATGTTTGTATAAGAATCAACGATGCTTGGTTCTTAAACGAGGAACGAGTTTACGTCGATTCCTTAGATGAGGCGCACGGGCTGCTAACAGAGAAAATAGAAGCTAAGAAGAAGTTATTACGTTCTTTCACTAAAGAAATATACGAGACTGAGCAAGCGATAAAAATTATCAAGCAGCATAAAGAGAAAATTACAGAGAGTATTTTAAGCGAATGCATTTCGTGCGCTTCATCTAAGAAATTGACTAACGATACATCGGTACTGGAGCTACGTAAAACTGGCGGCACCATACTAAATAAATATGTATTTGTGTTAGAAAATAATGATATTGTTGCTATAGGAAGTAGAGAGCTAGAGTTGTTGAAGAAATTCGATGATGAACTGGTTTCGTATGGCAGACAATCAGCAGAAAAACTAAAAGAAATTCTTGAAGGAATCTATTAATGGCTACTAAAACCATTATGAAGCTGACGGAAGGCGTGGCTATCGTTAAGATATCCGGTGCTGGTTCAGCCACAATATCATTAGCAACAGATTTGTTGTCATCAACTCAGGTGGTCAGTGGAACACCTGCAGTTGGTATCGGTCAGATTCAGTGGTCCCTTCGTGGTACTGCTGACATTACAAGAAACGCAGTTGCAGTGATGGAACTACAGAACGATTCTGGATGGTTCGATCTTAATGGCAACGGTGGAATGCTTGACACCACAGAAGGGACTAGCGACATCGTCGTTAACATTACCACTGGAGGTACTGTGTTCTTGACGTTGAGAAAAGTAACCGGATACGCGTCTAAGATTGAACCTTATAAGTTCGGATCATATGACGACCCAACTCAGGTAGGACAATAACCTTGAAACAATCGGATAGAACTCCGTACACTTACCTAATAGGTTGGTCCAAACACGACATGTGGTATTGCTAAAAAGATCAAGGAGAATCAAAATTAAATTTCTAAGAGAATCAACGGACTTTAGCGAAGTCCGCTTGTTGACCGAAGGGATCGATAAGCAGCTTTATATTGAAGGGATCTTCGCTCAAGCCGAAAAGAAAAACAGAAACGGGCGTATCTATGAGAAGCAGATCATGGAATCTGCTGTCAGCAAGTACGTCGAAGATTTCGTAAATTCAAAACGTGCTCTTGGTGAGTTGTCTCACCCAGAGAACAGACCAACAGTCAAGCCAGAATTTGCAAGTCACTTGATTACCAAGTTCCAAATGGAAGGTAATGATGTGATCGGCAAGGCAAAGATCCTGAACACCCCACAGGGGCAGATCGTTAAGGGTCTTTTGGAAGGCGGCGTTCAACTTGGTGTTTCAACCCGTGGGTTGGGAAGCGTCACTGAGAAAGCCGGAACGACGTATGTTGGTAAAGATTATCTACTAACTGCAGTTGATGTGGTCAGTGACCCATCAGGTATCGATTGCTGGGTTAATGCAGTCAATGAGAGCGCAGAGTGGTTGATAACTGATGATGGTCGCATTGTTGAGGCACTGAAGCAACAAATGCAACGCATAAAGTTGACTGAAGAAAAGGCACTTCAGATGTTCCATCAATTCTTGAAGGACATCAAGTGACGAATCGAATCGTTGATGGTGTTTATGCCGTGTATTCGGCATAAATTGACAAATTGTCAAAACGAGTACTCTCGGCAAAAATAAATAAACACTAAATATAATATACAGGTAAAGGAACCATATATGTCAATCGAACAAAAAATTGCTCAACTGATGGAAGAAGCCAAGAAATTGGAACAGACCGTTAGCGAAGAAATTGAAGAAGTTAAGGCTGAAGAAGTCGTAGCTTCTGAAGAGGTTGTAGAAGAAGTCTCGTCCGAAGAAGTTTCCAAGATCGATCTGGGGTCTTTATTCGAAGGCGAGCAGTTCTCTGAAGAATTTAAAGGCAAAGCGGCTGAGTTGTTTGAAGCTGCAGTTGCCGCACGTGTCAAGCAAGAAATGGTTGCCGTGCAAGAGAGTTTAGAACAGCAGGCTCTTACCGAGTCTGAAGAACTAAAAGAGGGTCTTGTTGATAAAGTTGATGGTTATCTCGACTACGTAGTCGAGCAGTGGATGCAAAATAATGCGCTTGCCCTTGATAGCGGCATCAAAGCCGAATTGTTTGAGAGTTTTGTTTCTGGTATGAAGGGTCTGTTCGAAGAGCATTACATTAATGTTCCCGAGCAAGAACTAGATGTATTGGAGTCATTGGATGCTAAAGCGGCAGAACTGGAAAAGCAATTGGAAGAGTCCGTCGCTAAGAATGCTGAGTATGAAGCAAAGCTAACTGAAATTGCAAAGCAGAAGCAGATCGAAGAAGCATCGAAAGAGCTGTCTGATCTGGAAGCTGAGCGTTTCAAGCAACTTGCAGAAGAATT